AATTAAGATATAATTTTACTCCAATTCTTCATAATAGCATTATACTCTATTTCTTTTTTGCGATAGCATTAATAGATTTAGTTTATTTTTTAAATATTGGAGATATGTATTCCTTTTCAGTTCTTTTATTAGTAGGTATTCTTACATCATTTTTTATTAAAAATATGATTGTCATATTATTTATTGCTGTTATTGTGACACATCTTTTAAAATATGGGCGTGCTTCATTTCATGAAGGTATGGAGGGCATAGAAGATGATACTTCTGATAATAATACTGAAATAAAAGTTTCAGTGGATAAAAAAGATGTTTCACCTGAAGATACGTCATCAAAATTAAAAAACTTCTCTAAAAACATAGATAATATAATTGCTACTACCAAAAATGAAAAACAATCGGACCTAGCAAAGGTTATGCCAGATATTAAGGATACAAGAGACCAAATCGTTGACCATGTGAAACAAATGCAACCCTTATTAGAAAAATTTCAGGGTTATGTAGATAAATTTAATGAATATAAGAAAGCATCAAATAACAGTGCATTATCTTCCGATTCCGTAAATAGCAAATCTATAAATTAAGCAAATTCATATATATTTTCACTCTATCTAATATATATTAATTATTTTTAATGTCATTTGCCGCTATTCCCTTAGAAATTATTGGTGATATCACTGGATTTGTGGCAGACGCAGAAGGTTTAATTGCTGATATAGAAGGAGGAGTAAATATTGCAGAAGGAGCTGTAGCAGATGTAGAAGGAGCTGTAGCAGACGCAGAAGGAGCATTAGCTCAAGCAGAATATTTGCAACAAGTAGCTTTCTGGACTCCTATTATAATTGCTGAATTTAAAGGTTTAGTTGATATCATAACAGGTGCATGGGAACTATTTGTTGGATTACTTAAATTTCTTCCAGAATTAATTGAAGATGGACTGGCTGGAGTATTTGCATTATTTACTTTTTCAATGTCCTGGATGATGTGTTTATTTAAAAATATATCTAACATGCAAACTTGTATATTTTATTATATCTTAGAAGCGATTGGTCAAGTATTGTATTTGCCTGTAAGAATATTTCTATGGATAGCATTTCAGTTTAAAATAGATTTGTATCCTTTGGAAACACAATTTTGGGATTTTATTGAATACATAGACAAAATTGTATTGAAAGCTGCTGGATTTCATATTTCTCACTATCCAAGAAACATTCGTGACCAATGCTACAATTGTAAAAGATTAAAGATTTCTACTTTAGTAGAACATTCTACTCCTATTGCAACAGATATTACAACCGTACTACCTCCTGTGCTCATGCCTGGTCTAATGAATATAGTAAAGGGTGGAACTGAACTTACTCATCCATTCCAATATTAAAGGGAACCGACCCGCAAAGCTTTCACGGTTCCCTTTTAAACCCTCCCTTTAATTTGTTCTTGGTTTGCATGCATATTTTTACACCTTTTCTCATTTAAAACGCCCATTTTTATATAGTTAAAATTATATAAAAATAATTTATGCTCTCAATACAAATGGATATAGAAAATGTTATAAAAGAAAATAAATCTCTTAAAGAAGAAAACAATAAGTTGAAAACATTATTAGAAAATTATAATACTTCAAGGAAATGTTATTATGAAAAAAATAAGGAAATTGTAAATGAAAAAGCCAAACAAAGATTAAAGAAAATAGCAGAAGAAGACCCTGAACGGTTAAAGGAGATTAATCGTAAGGCATATTTGAAACGAAAGGAAAAATTACAAAAGTTAGAAACTACGAAAGTTTCTACAACGGAAAACATTTAGGCATAATATCTTTTTCAAAAGTTTAATAAATTCTTGAAAAAGAACTTAAAATTATTTTCTCCGTTTATAATATAGAATGGTGAAAAAGAAAAAGTTGAAAGACGATTTCAAATCATTCAGGCATAACGATAAGGCACCTTTCCAAACCATCAAGACACCACTCAAATCTATTCTTCTAAACAGTAATGAGATACAACCTGAAATAAATAATTTGGTTTTTGAGATGAACGATTTAATGATACATTCCTACCAGTTTATTAGGTTATATGTTTTAGATTGTTATGCGAAGAACCAACCTCTACCTGAAATAGATGAAACTTTTATACTTTATTGTATCAAAGCATTAGGAGTTCGTGATAATAGAGGTAAGAAGGGAGCAGATACAGACCTATTGGAAAAGTTAGAGAAGTTTTATACTACGGAATATCAGCCTTTATTGAACCATGAGAAAACCAATTTGAAAAATACTACTTTTATGCTTCCTTATTTGGCAACACAAATCCATACTTCATTATCCAATAACACACAGGAACATTTTATTCAACATTTCTTACGCTTTATCAATAAAACAGCCACAGAAATTACAGAGGATAAAACAAGTCTGTTTCAATTCAAAAAACAAGTTTTGGAATTGGATGATGAAACAAATGAAATCTTTGCGGAATGGAAGCAACAACATCTATCCAACATATTTCCAAAAGACATTAAGAAGTCAATTCATTACGATGTTAAGGTAAGACCATTTGCGTATTTGAAAGGAATGTTGTATATGAACTCTGTATTAGAAAAAGAGGAAAGTAAATTATTCCAACCTTTACCATTACGCAATAATATTATTCCAAAACATATCATTTTAGATACTGCTTGTTTGGTAAGTTTATTCTGTCCTGAAAAAGATAAGGATGGGAATAAAATAAAGAAAGGTGAGTTATTGAAAAACATCAAAGATAACCAGCATAATATTTGGAATGGTTTTTTGAACTTAAACCATAAAGTATTCAAAAATAAACATTACCAGTTTCATCACCAAATTCAAACAGATGGTATTTCCTGTTGTTTGTTATTTATCCGTAAGGATTTGAAAGATAAAAAGTGGGGGAGTAAAGTTCCTGCTTTACCTGAACAAGATTTCTATAACATAGAAGATTTATCAAAGGAACAGTTAGATAAATTGAAACCACGAAATATAGTGGGTTGTGACCCAGGCAAAAGAAGTTTGGTTTATATGATGGATAGTAATGGAAAGAAACTACAATATACAGCACCACAAAGAAAAATGGAAAGTAAAGCAAAGTGTAATCAACGAATATTATTAGAAGAAAAGAAGAAACAAGGTATTATTGGATTAGAAACCGAACTATCCAGCGAAAATAGCAAATCTGTAGATTATGAAAAGTTCAAGTCCTACTTGGTAGAAAAGGATAAGTTAAATAAGAAGGTATTAGAATTCTATCAACGAGAAACATGGAGAAAAATGAAGTTCCGCCAATATAGTTATGGTAAGAAAAGTATGGATAATTTTCTGAATAAAATCAAGGAAACTTTTGGGGAAAATATCCTAATTGGTTATGGTAATTGGAGCAGAAGCAAACAAATGAAGCATTTTATGCCAACCATGAATAAGGGATTGCGAAAGCAAATCCATAAGAAATACGATACAATAACCATAAATGAATGTAATACAAGCAAGAAATGTTGTGAATGTTACAATAACTTGGATTACTACAGAAACAAAAATGGAGAGAAACAGTTCCGTCTTTTAGTTTGCTCTAACTGCGTGAGACCTCAAGTCAAACAAACCGTATTTAGAACACGAGATGCGAATTCATCCATAAACATAATGAACTTAACAAAGTGGTGGATAGAAAAACAGGAACGCCCATTATGTTTTCATATTACGTCTTTCACCTCTTCATCCCAAAGGGAACAAACGGAAGAGGAAAAAGTTAGACCATCGTAGGTGAAATTCCTACTATTGATTTTACATTTTTTTCTTATTTTTTGTCCAATAAAATGGGCGTTTTAAATGAGAAAAGGTGTAATATTATATTTGTTTATTGTATAGTAATTAGCATGGGTAAAAAGTGTATTCCAGGAGTATTTTGTATTGAAAACATGACATTATTTTTATTATTTGTTATACTAGTACTAGTAGTTTATTTTTATTATAGTATTTCTAAGAATGGTCTGGGAGCAAGTCAAGGACAAGGTGGCAGTGATTCAACCAAAGTTATCTTTGTCACACAGCCCCCGCAAGTCAATACTTTAGGTGGTATTTCTGCTCGTCTTGACCCCCTCAATGACCCCTATGCACCACCTTTAAAAAACGATGGAATATACTATCCTCGCACATACGGTGGTGATATTCGTGGCGCTATTCCCATAAATATTGAGACACGAGGATTGGCAACATCATATCAGCAAGTTGGAATATTAACAAGATTGGCTGGTTCAAATGATATGATATTACCTCTTATGGGACGCAGAACAATGGCTGGTAGAGATAAGTGGCAATATTATACAATATCAAACACTGGCAATTTAAATACCAAATTACCTATTAGCCAAAATGGTAAGAGCTGCACAAGTGAATATGGTTGTGATAATATTAATAATGGTGATATTGTTTATGTTGAAGGATACAATGACTCCTTCCGAGCCACAGTTTATGAAACAAGTACATTCCAATATATACCTCAACTGTAGACAGTAAGTTTAGACAAATAATTTTTGTTATGAATAAATAAACTATATCTTTGTATAATATAGTTTATAATGGCATTTTTTGAGAAGGGTAATTCTGTACCCGTAGACCCAAAATTTTTATCCTATAGTTATCCTGAGACTACTTTATTTAACGAAGGTCAAGTAAATCCACAACATTTAACTTATTATAGTGCAAATTATTATTATAAAATCACATATCCACATGAAAATGGACAGCTTACTGCCAGATTAACTTATGCTGTTCAAGGAATTCCAACTATTTATACTCCCACTTACATGTATATTTTTTCATTATTACATAATAATATTACTGGAATAACTAGTCCTCCAGACCCTAATTATGTAGGTGAATTGGTAATTGAGCATAAAAACAACAATAATGATAATAAACTTTTTTTATGTATTCTTTTAAAAAAGACTGAAGGTTCAGTGGGTGGAAAACCAAGTAGTATTGACAATATAATTCAAATGAAAAATTCAGATCCTACTGCTACCAGTATAACAGATAGTAATCAATACAAAACTAGTTGTCAATTAATGTTTGAAACTCAAGATATACAAAAAAATCAAAATTGTTTCATTTACAATGATACCATAAATCCAAACAATACAGTTATAATTCTAACAGAACCTATAATCATCGGTAATCCTGATAATGCAACATTGATATCCAAATTAGAAAATACTACAGACTTGTTTAGTATTTCTGCAGCAAATAATTATCAGAGTTTAACCTCTGGTGCCATCACAAATGCACCACCTGAAACAAGTGATAACAATGTTCTAGGAAGAGAAGTTAAAGATGAGATATACATTGATTGTCAACCCACTGGACCTAGTATAAAAGAAATTACGTCCTATAATATTCCTATTGGAAGTGCACTTTCTCAGGATATGCAAAAATTAGATTTTATGAAAACATCTGTGAATTTTTTTCTCTTTTGTCTCGGACTTGTACTTCTTTACATGGGTGTACCAATGTTATACAAGATGGTAGTTATTGATAAAACATTATCTAAGGTTGAAGGTGACCTTGAAAGGAAAAAAACTATACGTGGAGCTGATATTTTGTTATGCTCTTTTATGGTTTATTATATATTAAGTAGTTTCTACTATGGGTTTCAAGGTGATGGAGACATGGTTTTAATAACAAACGGATTATTTGCATTTGTTGTTTTAGGTATTTCCATTTCTCTTATTTTGGTAAAGAAATTAGACCCCGATTTCATGAGACATGTTGATGATAAAATTGAACCTGCTGGATACAACGAAGATAAAGACCACGATAACACGTCTTACACAGATATGACAACTGTATTTGGAATACTTGCTTCTATAGCAGGATTTATGACAAGTACCAACGGGGCTCTATTGCATATTCTAGCCGTGGATTTTATAGTTTTTATGCTGTTAATAATTTTTAGATACGGAACGAAAACTATACCCAATGATAAGGCATTTGCAGATCTTTTTAAAAGATACTGTTTGTTTTACATACCATTGTTTGTAGCACTTTTTATATTTTTATCTCAACCTTAAATAAACCTCCCTTCTTAGGAATTATATTACATAAAATATGTAATATAGTTATTCAAT